TGTTTTAGGTATGCATGGTCAAGCGCTCCCCATCGAGTATTTTTCGGACGGAATGTCTGGTCCGAGCTTTCTGACGTCGTTGGATCCTGACTTGGGTGTGGTTCTCACAACTTCCTGTGCCGATCACTCTTGTCCGAGGACAGTAGCGCCCTCGGCGTATTTGAAAAGACGGACATCCAAGCAATACTTTCAGCTGGAGAGATTCTGCGAGTCTGATAACCCGTGTAGGGGGGCCCCCTTCAGGAGGACCCGTAAAATCTGCCGCTACGGCTCCTCGCCTGGGGTTATTCGCATACAGCAATCGGCTGATCCGGAGCTATCCGTCGCGTCCATTCGCGCTGAAGGTTCACGCCGTGAAAAGGGGCGAGGGGAAAGCTAATCCGTAGGTAGCGAAAAGGCAGTGTTCCACGTGTTTCATGTGTTCCATAAACGTCGGAGGCCACGGAATACGGGGCTTTCAGAGGCGGAACACCAAATACGAATAACCGGAACACCAGTTACGCGGAACACGTTTGGTGTTCCGCGATTTGGTGATCCGGTTAAGGGTGGAAAGCAACACCGTAGGTATCGGCGATGCGGTGAGTCATGCGGCTAGCAACTGCTCCATGGACAGCGCATATGCTTTATCTCGGATTGTCTTCTCGCTGATGCACGAAGCCCCATACGGGGTTTGTAAAGGCACATAGAGCTCACTCAACGAGCTTCTCCATCCCAGCGCTTTCTCGGTGGCTTCCAAGTGTGCTGCGACAGCGGCGAATTCCTGAGCGGCCTTGTCCATGCGGTCAACCCACATGATCCGCGCTACGCGTAGCTGCCGCTGACGAAGATCTTTCAAAACCTCTCTGATTTCTATGATTTCCACATCGAGCTTCTCGACTTCGTTTTTCAAGGCTTGCGCGGTCGCTGCCAATCCTCGCTTGCCACGTGTCACCGTTGTCAGTGCTTCGGAGGCGAGACGCAGCACCTTCTCCGCATGCTGCTCATCTGCATCGTCTCCATCACTGAGAGCTACCGCATAACTCGCCGCGGCTTGTTTCTCCGCATATTGGGCTTTCTCGACTTCAGTCGCTCTCATCCAAAGTGATGACAGGGCAGATCTGCCCAACGACGGTGTTAGGGTGCTTGAACGATGAGGACGATTAAACAGTGGTCAGAATTGCACCAACTACTTTTCTCGAGGCGAAAAAAAAGGCCTTGCTAAGCAAGACCTTTCTTAATTTTGGTGCCCCGAGGGGGCAACGGTCGAACTGCGACAGTAACGTACCACAGACGGCAATCGCCTGCGATGCCCGGCTATGCTGGGCTGCATCGGTCTTGAAAGAAGACAGTAGACGGCATGATCCTGCATCTGCGTGATAGCCTTTACGCCATTTTTACGCCAGGAGGGTGTGGTGGCTTCTTACAGGAAACGAAGCGGTGGTTGGCGAGCAGAGGTCGCGAAGCTAGGTGTGCGGGACTCCCAGACCTTCGAAACGAAAGCGGCGGCGGTGGCTTGGGCAACGGCTCGTGAAGCGGGAATCCTCGCGCAGAGCGGGAAGTCGCGCACGACTGTGTCGATGACTCTTTCGGAAGCGCTGCGTCGATACAAGCGTGATGTATCACCCAGCAAGGCGGGCCAGCGCTGGGAGGAACTGCGTTTGGATAAGTTCGACAGGGAGCTTGAGTGGGTTGGTGAGCTGATGGATAGCATTACGTCAGAGCAAGTAGCTCAATGGCGTGATGCGCGATTGAAGGTGGTGAAGACCGCGACAGTCCGGCGTGAGATGACTCTTCTGTCATCCGTTTTTGAGCTCGCCAGAAGAGAGTGGAAAACGTGCGTGGTGAACCCTGTACGTGACGCCAAGCGGCCCAGTAATGGCCCCCCCCGCGAACGTCGAGTCTCTCCTGGTGAGATCAGCGCACTACTTAATCGGCTCGGCTATGTGGAAGGGCTACCACCGGTGACGCTGCTGCAAGAGTTGGCATATGCGTTTCTGATTGCGCTTGAAACGGCAATGAGGCAGGGGGAAATCTTAGGCATGACCGCGAAGTGGGTGAATTTAAGGGAACGTTACGTCCGGCTACCCATGACAAAAAATGGCTCAAGCCGAAATGTACCTCTGAGCAAGCGAGCCGGCGAACTGTTGGAACCGCTGTATAAGGGCAAGGGCGCTGACGATCGAGTGTTTCGGCTCGAATCGGCGTCGGCAGACACCATGTTCCGGAAAATCCGTGACGAGCTGGGGATCGAAGGACTGACTTTCCATGACACGCGACATGAGGCTATTACTCGGCTTGCCCGAAAAGTAGATGTTCTAGATCTGGCGCGTATCACTGGCCACAAGGATTTGAAGTCGTTGATGATTTATTACAACGCAACTGCTTCGGAGTTGGCCCAACGATTAGGATGAAAAAAGCCTGCGGAATGCGCAGGCTTAATGGTTATGCAAGCTCTCTCGATCGCCTGGCGACCGGTAATTTGGCGCGATGTTGCCGCAACCAGGTGATCACCTCTCCCGCGAACCATCTTTTCGCGGCTTTTGCTCCGGTGGCGCATGGTTGTACGCTTTTGGGAAAGCCAGGCTGAACAACGACTCTACGTTCAACGGTATAGGTGGATAGCTTCAGGTACGCCGCGATGTCCTGTGATGTCCACAGCTCATGTTCGGCCGCTACTGCTGGACGTTGCAATTGCCGAATCAGTTCTTGTATCGAGCTGAGCAGATCTGCCGGCGCTGTTAGCGATTCACCTGACATACCGTTTCTCCCGAGCTGCTCGAGCAGCAGTTTTCTCTGCCATTAGCGAAGCCCATTCCCCCGCTTTCCGTTGCTGACGTAGCTTGCTGCAGACCTTGTGCCGGCGTGTCGAACGAGCGAAGCCACAGATATCGCAGACGCTGGGAAGGTCAAGCCGCTGGCTAGCCATTGCGGGCCGGATTCTTTCGGTTGTTGGCACGGTCGAGCTGGTCATTGGTGTGTCACTCGATGGTGGTTCGGCAGTTCCTTTTCAGACTCGATAAAGCCGGTGCTTTTGGCGTCTCCATCCATGGCTTTGATGAACATGACTTCCACTTTCGCGGAGTCCACCAGGACTTTCCCGACTTCGGCGATCGCCTTCGCCCGCTCGATATCCATTGGCTTATCTTCGTCTTGAAGAGCTTCCAAGGTGGCAAACAAGTGGTTTCGTAGATCCGTCATTTTGTTATTCATGGGCGGCCTCGATTGCGCGCTTTAGTTTGCCGAGCTGGCGAATAGTGGTTTTGAGTTCTTCCGGGTAGCGGTGAATAGTGTTCCGCCGCATGAGTTCGCCCCGGGTGATCAGTTCAAGGTTCTCAACGTTGCAGTTGGTTCGGTCACCGTCTCTGAAAACCAGCAGGTAACCTGTGGCGATTGGCCCGTGGACCGCCTCCCAATTGCGTCGGTGGGTCCACTCCCATTCATTCGGCTCGGCGACTTTGATTTTCAGGTACCCGTCTGTGGCCATGACTTCCGTTCCGATCGGAACATGGTTGTGCGGTAGCCGGCCGCTGGTGAATTGCGTTTCGGCAGATCTGCCACCGGCGGCAAATGGCTTACCCTTGTTCCAGGTCCCGTGTCCTTTTTGAAAGCGAGTGGCCATGCCAGGGTTGTTATCGTTACGAAGACGGCCGGAATGTTCGCCGGCTAGAAATTCGGCGCTGCGCTTCAATCCGAGCTCTTTTGCTTTCCCATAAATCGCTGACTTTGGACGGCCAAGCGTTTCCTGGAGCTGAGTCATCGGCGTGTCTGGATACAGTGCCGTCAGGCGCGCCATCTCGGCCGTTGTCCAGAAACGCCGGCGTGTGGTCGACCGGTCGTCTTTCGCTTCTGCAGTGCTTGCTCTGGCACGCTCCAGCGCTTGTTGTGCAATAGGGTTCATACGGGATTTCCAAACAGAGTGGGCTTGGCCAGCAGCTGGGCCACCACAGAAGCCTCGTTTGCAGTGAGGTCACCGAGCAGGTGGGCCATGGTGGTGAGTGATTCGAGGCGGATCCGAGCGTCGGGCGTCTTGCGCACCTGGTAGTCGAATAGAGCGGTACCGACGATGCGAATAGCCATCAAGTGACGTGCTTCTTGCGCGCCGTCGGCCGGTGTTGTGATAGCCTTCGGGGCGCTGCTGCTTTGGTGCTGTGCTTGCATGGTGTTGCCCTCAGTGGTGGTTGGTGCCGAGGGGTTGCCTCCCCTCGACGCCTTTCTTCACCGGCGATCGCCGGCGTTGGATCTGGTGGCCAGGCTCAGGCCTTTCGCACCAGGTGAATAACCAAATCCTCAAATTCCCCGTCCTCGTCCCAAGACCGCCATTCCATAACGGCTTGAATCTGCGCAGTTGTGCAGTCCAGGACGAGAATCTCCCGATGGCCACGGTTGGCCCGGACCTCCAATGCATCTACCAGCCCGCAGAGGGCATAGGCTTCGGCGTAGACCGTCCGGCCCTCTTTTCCAAACTGCGCCATGACCGAATTCAGCCGGCGTATCTCAGCGATTGCGATGTCTCGATCCTGATCGTTGATAACCTGAATCTGCATGGTGGTTACTCCCGAAAAATGAAGCAGCGCATGGTGGAAGGGATGTGGGCGGTTGGTGCCATTTCTTGCTGCCGGGCGCGGATCGCGCTTTCCACGCGTTTCTGCGTGTCCAAACATTGGTGGGCACGGCAGTCTTTGAGCAGGCGTCGCAGCACGGCCAGATCCGGAATTCGCTGGCGGTGTTCCAGGGCGACCTCGGCGAACTGGTTGAGGTTGATGGCAATCACCCCGGCTTTTTTGCTGTGGTTGACCATCGGCGCAGAAGGCAGCGATTCCAAGTAGTCAAACACCTGCCAGAACTCGTTAACTTCCTTCGGATCGGTGCTGATAGCCGCCTGGCGCTCGTTGGCAGCTGTCAGAAGGTATTTGCGACAGGCCTGGACCATGTGGTCTGGGATTGCGATGACAAGCTGCAGGCAATCCAGCAGGGCCAGCATCATGCTGTGGTTCTTGATGACCCGATCAGATGCCAGGTTACGGGTGGCCCAAAGCTCGGCGCGGTACTTGGGATACAGTTCCGCGAAGCGCTTAAGCACGAGCGGTTCGGCGCGCATTGCCTTCACCATGAAGTGGCTGACGTGTTCCAGTTCGGTCTGGACGATTGCATCAGCAGCTTTGCGACTCGCATCAGTGATCACTGGCTTGAGAAACGGCAGTCGAACGATACGGCTGATGATCGCTTCGTGGCCGGTGACGATGGCGTTCTGAGCGATCACGATGGACGCGCGAAACGGCGGCTCGTAGGTGTCGTTGCTATTGGACTTGACGCCCCGTGTACGCAGAGTGCCGCCGCCATAGAAATCCTTGAACTGGTCCCATTCGAAGGCCTTGGTGTTGTCCTCGTTGGTGTTTCGGTCAGCCTCGAGGAGAACCAATGGGAGGTTGGCCACCTGGCCCATCGCCCGGCTCAAGCCCGAGAACGAGCTTTTGGCCGGGTCGAAGCCTTCATAGATCCGCCCGAAGAGCTTCCAGATAAATTTGATCAGCGTGGTTTTGCCCGAGTCGGGCTCGCCTGACATTTCCAGGAACGGGAAGCTCTCATGCTCTGCCCGGATCTGCTCGGCGAATAACGAACCGAACCAGTAGGTGAGGGCCAGAACTCCGTTCTCGCCGAAGACGGTCCAAAGGTTCGGCAGCCAGTCTTCGCGATAGCCCTTGCTGTCCAAGGCCATCTTGAGCTTTACCGACTTCATGAGGCATTTCACCCGCTGCTTGCCGAATTCGAAATAGTCCTCGTCGTTGGCCTTGTAAACAGATCCTCCGTGGATGGCGATGTCGTTGAAGATGTACGCCTTGTGATCACGGCTGTAGCCCAGAAAGTCGATGGTCTCGACCGTTTTCAGGCCGTGGGTCTGCCGGATGATGATCTGGTCGAGGTGTTTCTGAGTGCCCATCCACGTCCCACCAGAGAACATGAGTCGAGTCTTGAATTCACTGCTCGATGAAATCTGTTTGGGTGTGAACGTCCAGTTTTCACCGTCGTCCTGATCGACGCCGGTAACGTGAATGTAAAACCACGCTTCGTTCGTAACGTCGTTCACCTGTTTGTAAAGCGCCTCAAACCGGCAGTTGGCCAGAAGCTTCAGGCTGCAGACGTTCTGCAGCACCTTGCGGCGGGATGCCTTGTCGTTGAGCTGTTGGTCTTCGTGGTCTTCGCTTGTTGCCAGCGCTTTCTGTTCCTCTTCGAGCCTCGAGAGGTCGAACTTCGCCCAGTAGGTCTGGTTGCCGAAATCAAAAGCGAACTCTGGGAAACCTTCCTCCCACGTGTAGATCAGCAGCGCCTTCTCTTTCGGCGAGGGAGCCAACAGCAATTCACCTTCATGGCGTGCAGCATCCAAATCCCGCTTGCGCTTGTCGTTGCGTGCCTTGCCTTCTTCTTCGAATTGCCAGCGCTGGTGCAAATCGTTCCAGTCGACTTTCTTATCCCGCTGGGGAATGAGCGCAGCCTTGCACGTGAAGCCCATCTCACGGGCCTGCTTCACCCAGCGCAGCAGGTAGCCGCGTGCCGTAGGCTCGTTATCTAGGCCCCAGACCAGAGTGGGAAGATTGCCCGGACGCTGCTCGAGCAGTTGCTTCAAGGCTTCGATCGGGAAGTTCACGCTCGACATGGCTGACACCGCGTCGACGCTGTTTTGCACTAGGGCAACGGCGTCAAAGATGCCTTCGACTATCCACAGTTCTTTGACGGTGGCCAGGTCCACACTAGGCGGGCACCACCATTCACCCTGGGCGCTGTATTTGGGCTTGAAGCGAGCCTTCATCTTGCCAAATCGGGAAGGACGATCGATCAGGCGTTCCCAATAGCCACCGTTAGGCAGGGTGAATCGGATCGTGGCGCTGGACTCGTTTGTTTCGTGGTTTACGTAGTTCTCTTGGGTGAACCAACCGGTCATATTTCCCGCGTTCAAGCCCCGGGCAAACTCCAAGTACGCACGGGCCGTAACGGTCGGATCATTGTCCGTTGCCGGCGCTCGCTTGCTCCAATCCTCGAACAGGTCCTCGTAGATTTCTTTGACGTGTTCGATATGACCGCAGCGCTCCGGCCGACCACAGCGGATCTGCCAAGGCTTGTCGTGGCGGGCATACAGCTCTTTCTTATTGCAGGCAGGGCAAACGCCGCCTCGCATGTAATTCGTGCCTACACGTAACTTCAGGCCGAAGTCGTCTTCCAGCCGCTGAAGTACTTGAGTTCGGATGTCTTCATTCATCATGATTTTTTCGCTGCTTTAAGGCTGAGGCCGAGGCTTTGTGTGAGTGCGCCGATCAGGTGTTTCTGAGCGGCCATTACAGGGCTATTCGCAAGGATCGATCCGTGGCGCATGCCATCGGGAATCAGGCGGTACTGGTCTGCGTACCAAAGGTCATTGAGGCTGAGACGGTATTGCTCGCGCAGGTTGGCCAAGAGCGCTTGAGCCTGATCGGGTGTCAGTTTTGCGTTGATGTTCATGGCGTTTTCCATCGTCAAACCTCAATTTCGGGCGCAGCTCACCCAAACCCACGGGGTGGGGCAGGCGGATTTATTGGTTGGGAGTTACGGTGCGGCTACGCGGAAACGACCGTTGTCCGGTGCGTTGAGGATGCGTTCGTAGATCAAGCTGACAGGTACGGCCCACGCATTGCCGGTGGCCGGGTCGATGATGACGGTGTGGGTGGATGTACTGCTGACGATGTCCAGACGCTGTCGATCGCGGACAGCGGTCATATCGCTGCAGGCCAAATGCACCAGTTTTTCAGCGGTCTGTGTCAGCACGTCATAGTCGCTGACAAGGTGCTGAACCGCGCGGTCGAATAACTGTTGATCGTCGCCCAGATGCTCGCAATTGTGGCGCTCCAAAAACACGAGCGCGGCCGCTTTGAGTACGTCCTGATATTCCCGTACGGCAGGCAACTGAGTCATTTGGATTTCCCCGCTTTCGACGCATGCAGTTGAATGACCGCCAGAACTTCGGCGTGCCTGGCCGCAAGGTGCAGTGAGTCCGCGTGAAGAATCGCATCCGCTTCGGTTTCGCTGATGATGCCGTCCTTCAGGGCCTCGGCAATGAGGTGGTCGACGGTTCCTTTCTTGGCTGCGGCCTGCACGCATCGTGCGTACATTTCGACATTGTCGAGTGTTTCGGGCTCAACAACGGGGACAAACATGCCGCCGTACATCGCGGCGATGTACTCAGGCAAAAACGTCGTCGTGGCCTCGAGTTCGAGCTGATGGATCTGGGCATCGGTCAGAGGTCGGCTGCAGTTGTTCTCATAGGCGTGGTTATCGAACTTCTTGAGCGATAGGCCGATTCGAGCGGCAGCGCATTCGCGTCCCCCTGGATAGGCGCAAATGATCGCGCTTACAACTTGCCGCCGAGTTTTTAGAACGGTGCTTTTCATGTTCTGCTTTTCCCTGTGGCTCAGTGCCACTACTGTTTGCGCGCGATTTCTTTGGATGGTTCTTCAACACTTTCCGTCAAAATTCCGGGAAGAACCTCTTGATCGATAAACCTTGAAAGATCTTTCAGGATGCAAAAGGTCAGCCGCCCGCACGGCAGCGTGCTGCTTCCTGCCCAGCGATCAACGACCTGCGTAACCGTCCGCGGCACGTATTTATGACTGATCGCGAACTGGCGAAAATTGCTGCCTTTCTCAATCAGCCGAGCTTGTATCTGGCGCTTTTCCATTCTGGTCTTCCAGGTTGTGATGGACCCGCAGGTCAGCCACTCGTTATTTGAAGTCGTCAGCTTCCGCTGATGGCAAGCTGAGGCCATGGTTCATCTGTTCCTGTTTGGTTAGGATGTACTCATTGCGTGTAATCGTAATTACCCAATTCGGGTAAGTCAACAGAGGATTATTCAAATTGGGTAAAACCAGCGCGGCCGAGGTTTTGGACCGTCTTCAAATTGTGTTCGGTGTGTCGTCGGATTCGGCGCTTTGCGAGGCTACGGGCACGCCACGAGCTACGCTGGGCAATTGGCGATCTCGGGATTCCGTGCCCTATCCTCTTTGTGTATCGGTCGCGCAAAGCAAGGGGATTTCGCTGGATTGGCTGCTTACTGGCGAGGGGCCAACGCGTCGGAGCAGCGGCGTTGAAACTGGATCCGCTTCTTCAAACTCACCAGAGGAAGAAGCGATCCTCAATTTGTATCGGTCGCTTGCAGAGTCAGATAAGCGGGAAATACAAAACGCTGCTGAGGAAAAGAAACGGATTAGGGACATTGAGCAGCGCCTAGAGGATCTAACCACTGCCCTGGCCGACGTGAAGAAACATGCCTGAGATTCGCTCATTTTGCTCCTTCACGCTGCGGCGCCGGCCGCTCCAAGCTGCTCAAAGAGTTCGCGCTGCTTAGAGCGCGACATATCCCTAAGTCGATCAAATAGGAACTGATCAATAGCCTGAGCGGAGGGACTTAACGTATGTGAAAACGTTAGGTTTGCTACCCAAGTGTGGCCGCAGTTCGGAGACAGACATTGGCAATACAGCTTGGCAAATTCTTTTGATAGCTCGTCTCTGGACGCTATCCGCCCTTTGAATCCGCACTCTTTGCAATAGATACGCATGCTTCCCTCCCCAGGGCTGTCCGTTAGCCATCATTTTGCCACAGACAATGCTGGCATTACTCATTTTGGGTAATTTCTTCAGTTGGTTGGGTCAGCCACTTGCTCATCCCGCCAAGCGATGCGCCGGTCTTCGCGTAATGTGTCGTTGAGTTGGCTGAACAACTGGCAGATCGGCCGAATCTCGTTACTGGTGTACACGCGATCGATCTTTTCGATGTCGCCAAAGCCAGCGCTGTTTTCAGGGATGATGCCGGCCAACGCGGGGTTCATGCGCCACGCAGCGATCACGTCGTTTCGGGTAATGTTCTTGACCTTCTCCAGCTCGTCCTTGGCTTGAAAGTCCCCCACCGGGATGATCTGGATGGCCTTCTCGGCACCGCCGGGGATGTTCACGAACATCGATCGGAAGTTGCCCACACCCTTGCTCGCGCTGATTTGATCGCGCAGGGACTCTTCGTCCTCCTCGGTGAGGTTCGGATCGTTGGTGTAGAAGATGTAACCCGCGTGCGCGCCATTGCTGTAGTAGCGGCGGCGGAAGAGGGTAGCGGCCTCATTCAGCAACAGCGCCTGCATGCCGCCGAGGTAGTCGGGCACTCCGTAGATGTTCTGTTCCACGTCGTAGTTCATGACGTGCTCGACTTCATCCTCTTCGAATTCCACTTTCTTCCCGTCCGGCAGCAGCATCACAAATCCGCCACCAACCCTGACCCGCATGTTGATAGTCGGCAGGTGCTCCATTTGCAGCACCTGGCCGAATGCATTGCGATTGCGCAGAAAGTAAGCCTCGCCAAAAACCATGAAATCCAACCCGGCTCTGCTCATGGTCTGTACCGAACAGCCATCTGAGGCAATGAACTCACGCAGCAGCAGGTTGCGCTTGAACCCGGGAATGGCGCCGTGGTGAGCGTTGGCGCGTAGCAGTTTGGCAAGGCCTTGGCGTGACACTGGCGGCGTGTAGGTCTGGCCGTCGTGGGTAGCGAACACGCCCAGGTAATGGCCGATGTTCTCGGTCAAAACCTGTTCCGGTGCACCGAATGAAAACGCCCGCATCGGACCTGGTACTGGTTTTTGCGGCTGGTTTATTGCTGGTTTGCCCATGGGTGCTTGGTCCGCTGAGTGTGTAGCGGCTACGCCGCTGTTTGTTTGTGTTGAGAGGTTCGTGGGCTAAGGCGTGCATGATGGCCCAGGCGATATCGGCATGACCGGAGGCGTCAGTGCGCGACGCGCTGTACGTGACTTGGCCACCGCCGGTGGTGCCACGCTTGATCGTCAGGAAGGCCTGCGCGATGTCATTCCAGCCGGCGTCCCACTCGATCCTGCTGCCCTGAATCGTGTCCTGCGCTTTGAGCACCAAGGTGTTTTTGGTTTCGAGGCTGTAGTGGATCGAGGTCGCACGCGGGTAAAAATCGCGCACCAGGTCGAACACGCCGTAACCGATGCCGGTGGTGTCGATGCCGATGTGCTGCACGTTGAAGCGCTCTGTGAGTTTCTTGACCTGCTCGGCCTGGTACTTGAACGACTGCCCACGCCAGCTGTGTTTCTCCAGGATCCGGAACTTGCCGCCGTCCTCGAGCGGCGGGGCAATGACCACGCAGCTTGCATCGTCGCGGGTGCGGCTCGGGTCGTAGCCGATCCACACGGGGCTGTTTCCGAATGGGCGCGGGTCGTCAGGGTCGTAGTCGGTCCACAACGACAGGTCGGAGTAGCAGCGCTCCAAGTCGACCAGGGAAAAGGCGCTTTGCGTGCTGTCGATGAACTTGCACATGAACAGCTGCTGAAACTTGTCCTCGTCGTATTCCAGCTGCAGCTGCTCGAGGTCGAACAGATCGCAGCCGCCGGCAATGGCGTCGAGGATGGTGATGACCTTGCGCCATTGCCCGTCCGGACAAAGTGAGCCAGCCGCTGCTTGGGCTTCGCTAGGCCATGGATCTTTGGCGTTTTTGCGTTTGCTGTTGCGGAATTTCTCGCCAGTCCAGAACGGGTACGCCTGATGCGATACGGCGCTGGGCGTTGAAAAGTAGGTTTTGCGCCATTTCTTGTGGGTCGCCATGGCGCTGGCGACGGTGTTCAGTTTCTCGAAGTCGCGGATCCAGAAGTACTCGTCGACGTAGACGTGGCCATGGTGCCCCTGGGCGGTGCTGCTGTTGGTGCTGAGAAAGCGCAGCTCGGCCCATGGCTTGCCGTCTTTGCTCAGCACGATCGGGTTGCCGGTCAGCTCGAGGCCGAACCACTCTTGGGCGAACGACACGATGTAGCTACGGAAAATCTCCGACTGGGCTCGGCTGGCCGACAGGAAGATCTGGTTGTCACCGGTGAGCACGGCGTCCATGAACGCTTCGCCGGCGAAGTAATAAGTCAGGCCGACCTGACGGCTTTTCAGGATGTTGCGGATCCGCGCTGTCAGCGGGTTCTGTTTGGCGGCGAATAGCTCTTTCTGATAGCCGTACATCTTGCTGATGAACTTGTCGAGAAAGTCCACTTCCGTCAGGTCACCGACTTCGTTTTTGGCCTTCTTCTCTCGTTTTTTCCCGCCCTTGTCGCTGCGATCGCCTCTGTCCCGACGTTCACTGCGTTGATTATCTTGGCGCTGGCGATCGTCCGCCGGCGGATCACCGATCGGCGCCGGTGCCGGTTTCGCCGATTGCTTCAACAGCCGTTCGCGAACGGTGGTCAATCGGTCGAGCTCGTCCAGATCGGCCTTGGTCAGCGACGTGGTTTTGTCCAGGAGGAGGGTGATCCGCCGGCCGACGGCGGTCAGCGGTTCTTCGTCCGACAGCATGTCGTCCCACTCGCCCTGGCGGATCCAGTAGTAAACGATCCGGATGTTGGGCAGGGACAATTGCGCCTGAATTTCACGCGGCTTGCAGCGGCGCAGATACAGGCGTTTGGCGGCTTCTTTTAGTTCGGGGGCGTATGGCATGGCCGCAGTCTATGCGGCGAAAACAGTGAAAACGCGGGGTTAAATTCCGCGTTTCACCTAGATCACGGATATAGGAGAAACGCGCAATTGAACCGTTTGTTTGGGGCGCGTTGGCTCCCTATCGTGGCGGCTCAAATCACCGATTGAGCGCAGTTAACGCCCATGCCCCGTTCCCTTGTTTCGTTCTGGAAACGTGTCGCCACCAGCGGCCCGACCGTAGATGGCCGCGAGATCCTTCCCCAGGAACTGCGTGATATCGCTGAGACCTACAAACCGTCTCTGTACACCGCTGTGATCTGGTGTGAACACGAACGCTGGCAGGGCTCCTACGGCACTGTGTATGCCGTTCGCCTGATTGAGGAAGCCGAGGATCTTGAGCCTGGTCAAGTAGCGCTGGAAGCTCAGCTCAAGCCGAACGATCGACTGCTTGCCCTCAATGACCAGGGCCAGAAGCTGTTCAGCAGCATTGAGATCTACCCGAATTTCCAGGGTAAGGGCAAAGCCTATATGACCGGGATGGCCGTCACTGATGAGCCAGCCAGCACAGGCACCCAAGAACTCTACTTCTCGAAGAAAACCAGTAAGGCCGCGTATTTCGCCGCCTCCCTTGAGCTTGGCTCTCTACGTGATGACCAGCCGCAAAGCGAATTGACCAAGCTCCTGGGCATGTTCACCGGGCTGTTCAAGCGCTTTGGTATCGAAGAAACCCCAGCAGACCCGCAAACCCCCACCGAGAGCAAACCCCCAATGGATGAAGCTACAGCCAAGGCTGTGAAGGCCCTGATCGAGCAGTTGATGATTGTGGCCGCCGGCCTGCAAGTATTGATTGAGCCGATCGTTACCGAAGAAGAGCCGGATCCGGAGCCGATCGATGACGTTCAGGCAGCGGTCGATGCGATTGTGAATACGGCCGAGGAGGAGAAAAATCTCAGCCGCCAGAAGACCGGCAACAAAGCTGTGCTTGCCAGCGTTGCTGCACTGCAGAAGCAATTCAACACTCTGTTGAACACTCCGCAAGGCCGTCAGCTCCCGCGCTCCACCGGCCCTGCCGGCACCAAAACGCGGGTGCTGTGATATGAGCCAACAATCTCTGTCCAATCGTGCTTTAAAGCAGTACGCCGCTCTGCGTGAAGCGATCGGTGAAACCTACAGCGTCGACGTCACCCGACAGTTCAACGTCGAGCCGAGCATCGCTCAAGAACTGAACGACAAGATCACCGAACGTGCCGATTTCCTCGAGCGCATCAACGTCGTGCCGGTGACCGAAATCAAGGGTCAGAAGGTCATGTTCGGTGTGAACGGTCCTGTGACCAGTCGCACCAACACCAAGACCACCGACCGCGAAGCCAAGGACGTTTCCGACCTCAACGGTTTGGGCTACGAGCTCTACGCGACTGAGTCCGATGTAGGCCTGCCGTTCGCCAAGATCGACAGCTGGGCGAAATTCCCAGACTTCGCCGATCGCTACTCGGCGGCGGTGCAGAAGCAAATTGCCCTGGACCGAATCATGATCGGCTGGCACGGCGTTACCGCCGCGATCCAGACCGATCTCGGCACCCACCCGATGTTGCAGGACGTCAACAAAGGCTGGCTGCAACTGGCGCGTGAGCAGATTCCTGAGCAGGTGCTTCACGAAGGCGCAGCCGACGGGAAAATTACCCTCGGCGCCGGCGGCGATTACGAAAACCTCGACGCCCTGGTGCACGACACCAAGCAGATGATCAGCTCGGTGTTCCGCGATGGCGGTGACCTGGTGGCGATCGTCGGCAGTGATCTGCTCGCCGCAGACAAGGCCAAACTGTATTCCAGCCAGGCCGGTAAACCCACCGAGAAAGAGCGCATCGAAAGCGCCCAGGTCATTGCGACCTACGGCGGTCTGCCGACCTTCACCGTACCGCACTTCCCGGTCAACGCCGTGGTCGTCACCAGCTGGGACAACCTGTCGATTTACTTCCAGGACAGCAGCTGGCGCCGTCACCTGCTCGAGAACCCGAAACGCTCCCGCGTCGAGGATTACAACGGCCGCAACGAAGGCTACGTGATCGAGCAGCTGGAGAAGTTCGCGGCCGCTGAAAACGTGGAGTTGATCTGATGAGCCTGGCACTGGCGCACAAGCGCCGCGTTCAAGCCGAAGGTCCTGCAGCTGCTGCACGCGCCGGTGCCGAAGCGGTGGTGTATTCATCCGCCACCGCGCTGTCCAGCCCCGCCAACGCCAAGAAACACCTGAAGCTGATGGAAGACGCGTTGGCCCAGGACCTGGAGCGCGTCAGCGCGATCAACAGCCGCGAACTGCGTCAGCAACTGAAGCGTGACGAGCTGCTGCCCAAGTACTTGGACTACGTGCAGCGCTACCGCGATTCCGGATTGAGTTTCCCGAACTCGGTAGTGATGCAGGTCCTGGTCTGGCTGTTCGACACGGTGCAGTTCGAAGTGGGCCTGGACTTGGCCAACTTCGCCATGGCGCAAAACCAGCCGATGCCTGAGCGGTTCAAGCGCGACGTGCCGACGTTCGTGGCTGATGCGGTGTTCGAGTGGGCCGAGGCCGAGCAGAAGGCAGGGCGCAGTCCGGAGCCGTATGTGAGCAACTTGCTACCGCGTGTCGACGGCGAATGGCAGCTCACTGAACAGATCCCGGCCAAGTACCACAAGTTGCTTGGGATTCGCGCTCTGGCCGCGAGGGAGTGGACGAAAGCCATCTACCACTTTGAACGCGCCACTGAGCTGTACGAGGCAATTGGCGTAGGCACACGCCTGGAGGGCGCTCGCAAAGCGCTTGCAAAAGAACTGGCTACCCAAGCCGCCGATTAACCCGACTACCCCCCCGGCGAGAAACTGTGGATGTGAGCCAACCATTTATGGCCATGACCCACTGAAACAGTTTTCTTGCCCCTATTCGAGTGCCCAGCAATGAGCTTTTCCGGGAAACCCACCACCTTTGTGGAACAAGCGATCGAGAACGACGGCTTCTGGCCGGACCTCTCCGTGACCGAGTTTCAGAAGGGTTACCGCCTGCCGGCGGAGCACCTGGTAGAGATGCTGGTCATCAACCTGGCTACGGCCATGACTGAGGTCAACAGTGACCTCGCCAAGTTAAAAGCGCGCTGGCAGGGCGCTGGAGTGTCACGCGTTGAATCTGCAGACACCACCGTCCTGCCAGAGCGCACCTTTCAAGCTGAGACGTACAAGCGCGCCGTGTATTGCCGCGCCAAGGCCAGCTTACTGCCGGAATTCGCCTCGATCATCCGTCGCGAAAGCGCGGAGAACCTGGGCAAGGAAGCCCCCGAGCGCAAGGAAACATTTCTCGAGTTCAGTCAGCAGGCCGTCCGCTCGCTACAGGGCCGTGGCCGCATCACGGCGGCACTCCTGTGATCAAGCTTCGCGCCCTGACCGCTTACCTGATCGAGCGCCGCCTGGTCGAGTCCGAGCAGCTCGACAGCTGGACCAACCAGGTGAATCTCGAACTGATCTGGAAACCCGACGTCGACGGCATGCGCATGGGTGACATGCGCTACAGCGCCACGATCGCGCTGGAGCGTTTCGCCGATCACCCGGGGCGTCTGATGGCGTTGGTGGGCAGTTGGCTCGAGGGCAACGACCAGGAGCGCGACGAACTGCCGGCGGCAAAGTTCGACATCACCATGCTCGACAGTGATTTAGCCGACGTCGACATCACCCTTGAATTCATTGAGCCGCAATATCTGGCCGAGGATCCGGAGGGCGAAATCGAGAGTTTTGGTAAGACCTGGTCGTTCATCCCGTTTGACCTGTGGGTCGCCGAACACGGCGAGGTGTCGAGCCGTGGCCGGGCGTAGCACGTTCGAGCTCGACGTCCGGGGCTACCTCGGCGTGCGCGAGCAAATGGCGCTACTGAGTCTGCCGCCGCAACTGCGCCGGCGTCTGCTGAACAACGTCTCCAAGCGCGTGCGATCGATGAGCCGCAAGCGTGTGCGCGACCAGCAGAACCTGGACGGTTCGCCCTTTGAGGCACGCAAAGGTTCGGGAAAGGGCAAGAAAAAGATGGAGGCGGGGTTGGCCAAGCTGATGCAGGTCACCAGCGTCAGTGCCGACGAAGCCGTGCTGGGCTGGAAAAATGCCCTGACCAGTTGGGTCGCGGCGCAGCAACACAATGGTGTCAGTGAGCGCCGTACGGCCGCCGAAATGAAGCGGTGGAATACCGTTCCCGCCGGCCTGGCTGCCACGGAAAAGCAGGCTAAACGCCTGCGCAAGTTAGGTTTCAAGGTTCGCCAGGAGGGCAAGAAGTCCCTGACCAGACCGTCAGTGGCTTGGATTCAAGAACACGTCAACTACGCCAGGGCGGGGCTGCTGATCCGCATCCTGGACGACGAAAAAACCGAGAGCAGCGGCGCACAAAGCTGGGAGATCACTTTGCCCAAGCGCCAATTCATCGGCGTCGGCACCGAAGGCGATACCGCCTCGCTGCTGAACCAGGTGCTCCAACAAATCCTTAATTCACCCCGCTAGCGAGGCACTGCATGGCACTCGGCAAAGTCAGCGTTAACAACCTCAATCTCGGCCAGGGTGCCGTGACTGAGATCGAACGCTATTTCCTTTTCATCGGCACCGCCGCCAAAAACGTCGGCCAGTTGCTCGCACTCAATACCGACAGCGACCTCGACGGTTCGCTGGGTATTCCGGCCAGTGATCTGAAAACTCAGATCACTGCAGCACGTCTCAATGGCGGCGATCGCTGGGCGTGCCTGGCGGCTCCGATCGCGGCCGATGGTAACTGGTCCGAAGCACTGACCAACGCCCAGCAGAAAGGCTTTTCCGTCGAGGCGGTGGTTATTACTACGCCAGTAGAAGCCGGCAATGAACTGTCGGTCATGCATGACGCGGCGATCGGACTGAACAACACCTTTGGCCGTCGCGCTTTTGTCATGGCGGCAAGTGCCGGCATCACTGTGCAACAGACCTGGGCGGAATACCTGATCGAACAGAAGGCGATCACCGCCGATCTGGCTGCGCCGCGTGTCCTGGTCGTGCCGCAGTTGCACGGCAATGACCTAGGCGTGCTGGCTGGCCGACTGGCCAACGCCGCCGTGAGCATTGCCGACAGTCCGATGCGCGTGGCGTCTGGTGCTCTGCTGGGCCTGGGCCCCGTTCCCGTCGACAAGGAAGGCGTGCCGTTGCCGTCCGCCATTCGCGCCGAGCTGGACGCCGCACGTTTCTCCGTGTCGCAAACCTATGCCGATTACCCGGGCGTGTTCTGGGGCGACGGCAACATGCTCGATGCGCCTGCCAGTGACTTTCAGGTGGTTGAGTACCTGCGCCTGGCCGACAAGGCCGCTCGCCAAGTCCGCCCGCTGCTGATCCGCCGTGTGGGTGATCGTCGCTTGAACAACTCGCCCAACAGCATGGCTGCCGCTATCAGCGCATTCATGAAGCCGCTGCGCCAGATGGCCAAGTCCACCACCTTCGCCGGCGAGGTGTTCCCGGGCGAGATCGAATCGCCAAAAGACGGCGACATCGTCCTGGTGTGGCACAGCAAAACGAAGGTTGAGATCTACATCAAGATCCGACCGCTCAACTGCCCGAAAGACCTGACGGCGAACATCGCCCTCGACCTTTCCAGCGAAGATTCGGAGTAACCCTTATGTCCCGTATTGGCGGTAAAAACTTCGACATCAACCTGGGCGATCTCCAGATCCATGTCGAAAGCTGCACCTTGGATATCACCGACAACACCGCCGTGGCGCAAACCCGTGGCGTGCCCAACGGCACCGTTGACGGCGATGTATCTGCCAGTGGCGAGTTCGAGTTCGACACCAACAACTTCAACCTGCTGATCGAGGCGGCACGCTCTGCCGGCAGCTTCCGCCAGTTGGAGCCTTTCGACTCGGTCTTCTTCGCCAAAGCCGGGGATGAAGAGCTGCGCATCGAGGCCTTCGGCTGCAAGTTGAAGGTGTCCAGCCTGCTCAGCGTCGACCCGAAAGGTGGCGAGAAAACCAAGCACAAGGTGCCGTTCGACGTTTCCAGTCCGGACTTCGTGCGCATCAACGGCGTGCCGTACCTGGCTGCGGCCGAGATCGAGGGTCTGCGCTGATGGGGGACTGGCTCGACGACGCTAAGGCGATTTCTGAGTTGGAGCGTGAGCGCTCGATCGCTTCCCATCACGCGAGACCGCGCCCAACGGGACCGAGTCGGATTCATTGCCTGGATTGCGAAGAACAAATACCCGAGCAGCGTCGTGCTGCTCCAGGAATTCTTCGCTGCACACCCTGCGAATCTTTTGCCGAAAAAGGACAGCGCCGATGAGTGCTCGTGCCACGCCGAAAGCTACCCTGGAGAGTCGCCTTGCTGTGTTAGATCACCGCGTCAGCGACCTTGAGGAACGCCATGAAACGGTCCCCACGCGTGTCACGCGATTGGAGGGCGAGTTTGAACACATGGCTGTACAGCTCTCGGATCTGAATAACGGCCAACGCGAACTGACAGCCACCGTCTCCGACATCGGCACCAAGGTGACCCGCATGCTCGCCGTGCTGACTGTCCTGGGGGTAGTTGCGCAGATGGTCGGGCCGGCTTTGCTCAGGATCCTGTTCCCATGAGCCTGCGCAACAAGATCGCCGCCGGTGCCCTGGTGCTTTGCAGCGGAGCGCTGACTGCATTCCTGGGCAAGTGGGAAGGCAACGGCCAGAACGTCGTGTACGCCGACAAGTTGGCCCGTGGTCTGCCTACGGTGTGCAAGGGCATCACGCGTTACACCAGTCCGTATCCGCTAATCGTCGGTGACTACTGGTCGCCGGCACGCTGTGCCGAGGTGGAGCAGCTGGTGATCGAGAAAGGCCAGTTGGCTCTGGCTGACTGCCTGAGCAACCCAGCGATCGAGCAGAAGACTTTCGACGCCCTGAGCAGCCACGGCCACAACTTCGGTGTGCCCAGTACCTGTGCCAGTCGCGCGGTCGGCCTGATCAATGCCGGTCGCATCGCCGAGGGTTGCAAGGCGTTGGCCTGGGCGCCGGATGGCAAAACACCGGTGTGGTCATCGGTCACCGATGCCCAGGGCCGCAAGCAGTTTTTACCCGGGCTGCACGCTCGCCGGCGGGCCGAAGCGGCTATGTGCGCGGAGGGTTTGTGATGCTCCGCGAGAACCTGTTCCCGCTGCTGGTGTGCCTGCTGGCTTACATCGGATTCGACATCCTGCAAGAACAGCGCGACACCGCACGGGCAGAGCGAGACGCCGCCCAATACGAGGTCGACGGCCTGCGGGAGGCGGCTCGAATCAGCGGGGAAATGATCGCCGCCCGAGACGCGATTGACCGTAACCGTACCCAGGAACTGAACGATGCACGCACTGAAATCGATGCTTTGCGCCTTGACGTTGCCGATGGCCGTCAGCGGCTGCGCGTCAAAGCCATCTGCAGTAGCACCACGCCAGACACCACCGCCGCCGGCGGCGTGGCTGATGCAGGTACCGCCGAACTCGCAGCAGACGCTCGACCGGATTATTTCACCCTCAGAGATCAGCTTGCCCTCAGCAAGCAAATGATCCTGGGCCTGCAGGACTACGTCAGCCAGGTGTGCCTGCGCTGACCCGAATCACCCCTTTAACCTAACCACCAAAACGGACATGAACATGAGCCAGATCCAATCCCGCGAAATCACCCTGGAAATCGGCGAGAAAGAATTCGCCTTCAACCTGACGCCTCAGGACGTGACCAAGTACTTCAACGCTATGACCGCCAACAACAAGGTCGCGCCGTCCTTCAACTTGCTGAGCACCACTGTGCTGCCGGCGCAGAAGACCGATCTGCGCGAGCTGATGGTTAACCCGGTTAACACCATGCAGATCGCCGGCGCGCTGCTCGAGGAGTACGCCCCTGACATCGGGATCATCGTAAAAAAGCCCTTGAGCACGCTGACCGCCTGACCGAGGACGGGCTGGGCCAGCTGATGGCCCTGACCAACCGTTGGCTGCCTGGCGCCGAGCCCACCATTGAGAACATGGGCACGGCCAAGTGGCTGGAAGACGAACACTGGAAGCGCATGGAATTTGCTGTAGCCAACGGCATTGCCCATGCGCTGAACGGATAGGACACACATGGCCGACCGTAGCGCCCGCCTGGACTTCATCCTGGCCCTGACCGACAAGGTCACTGCACCGTTGGGCAAGGTGAAAGCGGGTTTTTCCGACCTTACCGAGCAAAGCGAAAAGAACATCAAAACGATGGGCATGGGCTTGGCCGGTGTCACGGGTGCTTTCGTCGGCATCAACGAATCTCTGCAGCCTGCGCTGGAAATGAACCGCGCCCTGGGCGAGGTCAAATCCTTGGGCGTGGCTGAGGACGCGCTCACGGCGCTGAATCAAAAATCTCTGGAGTTCTCGGTGGCCTATGGCGAGAACGCCCGGGATTTCGTCGCCTCGGCGTACACCATCGAGGGCGCTATCAAGGGCCTGACCGGCAACCAGTTAGCCACCTTCACCAATACCAGCAACCTGTTGGCCAAGGCCACCAAGTCCGACGCCGAAACGATGGGCGCCTATGTGGGCACCATGTACAACTTGTTCAAAGGTCAGGCGGACGCCATGGGCAAGGGCGAGTGGGTTGAAAAGCTGGGCGGGCAGACGGCCCTCGCGGTTCAACTGTTCCGAACCGACGGCGCCCAACTCAAGGACGCGTTCAAGGAAGTGGGCTCCATCGCCACCGCCGCCGGCGTGGACATCGCCGAGCAGTTTGCGGTGATCGGCTCGCTGAGCAGCACCATGGAAGGCGGCGATGCCGGCGGCCGTTACAAGGCGTTCTTCGAGAACCTGGGCGCCGCCTCCGAAAAGATGGGGATGAAGTTCACGGACTCCAACGGCAAGGCGTTGCCCATGCTGCAGATCATGGAAAAGCTGCAGGGCAAATTGGGTGACCTGACCAGCGCGTCGGCCAACACCAAACTGATGGAGGCGTTCGGCGGGGAGGGTGCGCAGGTGATCACGTCCCTGGCCAAGGACACCGATCGGCTGCGCAACGGCATGGATAAGTTGGGCAAGGTGCGCGGCCTCGAGGACGCCGAGAACATGGCCAAGGCCATGGTCGACCCGTGGCAGCAATTTGCGGCAGCGGTCGAAGCGCTGCGCATCGCTTTCGGCCAGGCACTGATCCCCATCCTGACGCCGCTGATGGCCAAGCTGTCCGGCATTGCCGGCACCATGACCCGCTGGACTCAGATGTTCCCCAACATCACGCGGGTGATCGGCATCGTCTCGTTGACGATCCTGGCGCTCATCGCCGCCATGTCCCTGCTGACGTTTGCCGTCGGTGCCGGCCGGATGGCGTGGATGGCCATGGTGACGGTCTGGAAAGTGGTGCAGCTGCTTAATCTGCGTGCCGTGGCCGGGTTCATTCTGCAGGTGGCGGTGATCGCGCTGTATGTCGCGGGCCTGACGATTCTCTACACCACGATGGGGATCATTCGCGCCGCCATGCTGCTGTGGCAGGGCGCGATATGGCTGGTCAACGTTGCTCTGACGGCCAACCCTATCGGCGTAGTCGTGATGGGGATCGCCGCTCTGATCGCGCTGGTCGCCGTCGCCATTTACTACTGGGATGACTGGACGTCAGCGCTGATGAACACCGAGGCGTTCAAGTGGGTCAGCGCGCAGCTCCAAGCACTCTCTGACTGGTTCACGTCCATGGGCGGCTGGAGTGGCATGGCCAAGGCCGCTTGGGACGGCATCGTCGCGATCTTTCACAAGTCGATCAACAGCCTGATCGAGATGCTGAACAAGATCCCCGGCGTCGACATCAAGACCAAGTTCGGCGCCATGCCTGAAGTACCCGGTACCGACATTGGCGTCAACAACGTGGATGCCTCTGCAGCTGCGCAAAAAGCCCAGCAGACCATCAACGCAGCCATTCCAAGCCTGTCGCCTGCGCGGCCCAACGTAGTGCCGCCGGGTGGCCTGCTGACCAGCATTCAGAACAACAACAGCAGCCAGAACAAAGGCATGCACGTGGAGAAAGTCGAGATCCACAACAGCAAGCCTATGACTCAGCTGGAGATGGAAAACATGGTGAACATGGCGGTACCGGGATGAGCGAATACATCGACCTGCTGATCCACGACAACGACCTGGTGCTCGATCCGTCCCGCCAGCCCGAGCTGATCGATGACCGGGCCAGCATCGCTCAGGACATCGCTCACATGATCCGCGATAGCGGCCTGCTGGTGACGTTGGTGGCCGAGCGCAACCGCCTGAAACAGCGCGACTGCATTCAGCAACTGGAGCTGCTGGTCGAGGCGGACGAACGCCTCGTACCGGGTACGGCACTGATTACCCAGCTTGAGCCTGGGCAGTTCCTGGTGACGGCCACAACCCTGAAATTCGGCAGTATCGAGGTGACGTTGTGAGTGACGTGGATTTCAAACAGGCCCTGTCCGATGCCGGCATTCCGACCACTGAGGCCGGCCTGCGCCAGGCGTGGGAAGCGGAAGTGAACGCCCAGGGCAGCAAACTGAGCAATACCAGCACTTGGTCGCCGTTCTGGCGGGTGGTCACCGCGTTGGTGACTAAGCCGGTGATGTGGATTCTGGACTTTTTGATCAGCACCGTACTGCCGAACTTCTTTGTCAAAACCGCCGTGGATGCCTGGCTCGACATGCTGGCCTGGGGCGTGAACGTTGAGCGCAAGGGCGCAACCAAGGCCACAGGTTTTCTGCTGTTCACCCGCGTGGCCCCCGGCGGCGCCCTCGAGGTCGCAAAGGGCACGGTCGTGCAGTCGGCCGCGATCAATGGCCATGTGTACCAGCTGGTGACCACAGCGATCGGCACCTTTACCGATGGCGTGATGCAGTCGCTGGTACCGGTTGAAGCGGTCGACGTCGGCAGTGGTTTCAACTTGGCGCCTGGCTACTACGCCGTGTTGCCGGTACCGATTCCCGGCATTGCCCAGGTCGTCAACGCGGACGGCTGGTTGACCACGCCCGGGGCCGATCGGGAGCCCAACGACGAACTGCGCCTGCGCGTGCGCAACCAATTCTCGGCAGTCAACCAGTGGCACACCGACGCGGTGTATCGGGCGATGATTTCCGCCTTCCCGGGCGTGCGTCCGGACGGCGTGTATTTCGAACACGGCGCCCCGCGTGGACCCGGCAGTGCCAATGCTTTTGTGTTGTTCGATGCTGACGTGCCGGCGGCAACGTACCTGGCGCAAATCAACGCCCATATCCGCGACCTGGGCAACCATGGTCACGGCGACGACCTGCTGGTGATGGTCATGCCCGAAACTCAGCACGACCTGCGCGTGACACTCTGGCCGCGCTCGACGTTGACCGCTGCACAGCGTCAAACCCTGCAGGACGAAACCGCCTTGTTCATCCGTGCGGCCTTCCGTGAGAGCACGTCGGGCGACTACCAGCCGACGCTGACTTATCCACAGTCGCGCTTTTCCTTCAGCCGCTTGGGTGAAGAGCTGCACCAGCAGTTCCCCGGCATCGAGTCGCTGCACTTCGACAACGACGACATCCTCTCGGAGCTGAACATCCCCCGGATTCAGAGCCTGCAGGTGCTGAGCAATGATTAAGCTCGATCTGAAATTCTGGCTGGCCGGTACCGAGCTGACCAAGCTCAAGGACGCGGCGCAGGGCTGGTGGGAAAAGGTCGAGGGTTGGCTGCGCTGGCCCTTGCTGCAGATGGATGCTGACACCTGCCATCTGACCGTGCTCGATCTGCTGGCCTGGCAGCGCGATATCACCCGCTTCAAGGGTGAACCCGAGACCCTTTACCGCCTGCGTGTGAAGTACGCCTTTATCAACGCGGTGGACGCCGGCAGCACCGCCGGCATGAAACGCATTCTGCAGCGCCTCGGTGTCGGTTACGTCGAGATCGAGGAGCGCATGCCCGACCGAGATTGGGACGTGGTGCTGCTGCGTTTCTCTGACACCCAACTGTCGCAAAACCCCGAGCTGCTGCGTGTGCTGATTCAACAGTACGGGCGCACGTGCCGCCGTTATGACTTCGTGACCATTACCCCGGTGCCGTTCCGCATCGCCGTGGTCGACTTCAACGATGACCAGCAAACGCTGGTTGCAAGCCTTTAGGAGCCCTCATGGGAGCCAGCATTACCCTTGCGGGCGAAAGCCTGATTGCGCAGAAACACGCAGCCCAACTGGGCCTTGATGTGTCGCGGTTCATCTTTGCCAATGTTCCAGGGCTTGACCCGAATGGCCCGGTCGATCGCGCAGCGCCCAAACCTGCTGCCGGGCAAATCGTCCACGTCTACGACATCCCGGACGACAACGCCGGCTACGTGAATCCCAACCAGGTCGTGTACAGCTCGCAGATCGGCTCCGACATTGGCGACTGGGATTTCAACTGGATCGGCCTGGAGACGGCCGAGGGTGTGCTATTTGCCGTGGCCTACGTACCGCTGCAGATCAAGCGCCGTAACATCCCGCCGTTGCAGGTCGGCAACAACCTCACGCGCAACTTCCTGGTGGCCTTCGACGGCGCCCAGGCGCTGACCGGCATCACCATCGATGCCAGCACCTGGCAGCACGACTTTACCGTGCGCCTGGCCGGCATCGATGAGCGCGAGCGCCTGAGCAACCGCGACGTCTTTGGGCGATCGTGTTTCTTTGGCAGCTCGCTGCAGGTGGAAAAGGTCGGCAGCCTGTACCAGGTCAAACCGGGCACCGCTTACGTGGAGGGTATTCGTCTGGAGCGCACGGCGGTATTGCCCATCGTGCCGCCGGCATTCCCGACCACGGCCTGGCTGGACGTCGCCCTGCAGCGTGAAATGAGCGACGTCGTCGCCAGCTGGCAGGTAGTGTTCGGTGCTGAAAAAACCGACTACACCGACAGCGCCGGCGTTCGTCATTTCTGCGTGGCCATCGCGGATGTGACCAATGCCAATACCCTGGTTGATCGCCGATCTGTCGTGGCGATCGGCGGGCCGCTGGTGACTCATTTCGCCGCTCGTAACGGCGACTACGAACACCTGCGTGCCCGTGCTACGACCAAGGAAGACGTAGAGCTGGAGAACCTGCCCAACGCCAAAAGCGACGATCCGGAGACGGACAGCAGCGTCATTCTGGCGACCACCAAAGCGGTGAAATTTGCCATTGATTTCGTGGTGGGAAAGTTGGTGCAAGCCACCGAAACGGTGAAGGGCATTGCCAAGGTCGCCACGCAGACCCAAACCAATGCGGGGACTGATGACACGACATTTATAACCCCGAAAAAGCTGCGTCTGGGCATTTCCTACAGCCTGACACCCAACGGCTACGTCGTTCTTCCGACATGGCTCGGGGGGGCGATTATCCAATGGATGTACGCCGCGAACACCAACAACCTCGGAATTGGTTACACCCGATCGCCCTATCAGATTGCGTTCCCAAACGCTTGCCTGGCCGCGTCAAAAATCAATTTGGCGACGGGGACGGGCGGGTACGTCACCGTCGACACGAGTTACACGAACCTTGGAAAAACCGCCATCGACTGGGTGGGTTACATGAACAACAACGAGGTGGCGAATAACGTGTCGACCGTCGGCGTCATCTTCTTTTTGATCGGGTACTGAGGAGCAACACCATGCAGCGTTATTACAGTGCAAGCACGGGCACCACGTACCTATCGTCTATTCACACCGATATGCCCACTGATGCGAAGCCGATCAGCGAAGATCGCTATCTGCAGGTCATTGCCAACCCTGACCGGTTAAAAGTGCGTGGGCACGATGAGGACGGCTTGCCGATCCTGATTGACCTGCCTCAGCCGGATGCCGGCGAGCACCTGATACAGCGTCATGCGGCGCAGTTCGCCGCGATCAACACGGCATGCGAGCTAGAGATCATTTCGGGGTTTAGCTCGGCTGCCTTAGGCGCTCGATATTTCTACAGCAGCCAGTTAGAAGACCAGCTCAACCTCACCGGTGTCGTATTGCTGGGCGTCGACAGCGCGTACCCGTGCAGCGATGAACAAGGTTCGAAGACTTTCCGCCTACACACCAAGGCACAGTTGCGCCAGGTCAGTGACGACTTCACTGTGTTCAAACTGGCATTGCTGCACAAGGCCAACGAACTGAAGCAGCAGTTGGATCAGGCTTTGACTGCCGGTGATCTGGCCGGCCTCGAGGCAGTGAGCTGGGAGGACGTGCAGCCATGAACTGGGCACCGGTGACCATGCGCTGGCCAGAGCAGGCCACGCAATGGATGGATGGATTGGGCGCGGCCAAGGATCTGGCCGGCGGCGAGCTGGCCAGCACGGCCTTGCGCCTAGCGAGTCTCGACGGCCTGACCAGCACCGACCCTGGGCCGGTCGGTGACGCCGCGAAGGATGCGATTGCCGCCGGCCGTGCCGCGATGGCGGGGCAGATGGGCGAAGCGCCGGCGTGCTTGGTGGTAACGCCATTTCAAAGCGGTGTCGGCCAGGGACGCGGCAATCAACGTTTTCTCTCGGCGCCGAATCTGCTGCAGCAGCTGGCGAGCAAATTGATCGACGGCACCGACACCGGACGCCCGACTGGGCCGCAGTACGCGCTGTCAGTATTGTTTCTGGGCACGAACTACGACCAGCTGGCCAGCACCCTGTCGCGCTTCAACGCCTTGCTGCCGATTCCTGACCTGGTGCGCACCGAGCGTCGTGCCGGACACCTGTCGACGCTGGAGACGGATAAGTGGGAGATTTCGAGTTCTGGTCCGCTACCGCGTTGGCAATCGCTACCGCTCGAGCGTTGCACCGTGGTCAAAGCCGCGAAGCAATCCATGTCCGGCCAATTGGCGATGCTGGAAGGCTATGCCGCCGACAGCTCGCCGATGGGCGATCTGGCCGCGCTGGCCACGCGCAAGGCCGCTCAGCAGCAGGGCCGCGATCAGCAACTGAACGACCTCAAGGCTTTGTTGGCCGGCGGATCCGCTGACACCAGCATGCGCGCGCGCCTGATCGGTCCTGGTGATGTCAACGAGCTGCGCCGATCGCTGCTCGAGGGCGAAGCCCCGGGTCATGAGTGGGTGCTGTCCGCCGGCGTGTTGCTGGTCGGATCCCTGGAAGGGTTGAGTTTTGTCCGGGAATTGGTCGGCCTATGACCTTACTACTCGACGGCGAACAGGTCCTGGGCAAGAAGATGAAAATCACTGCCAACCTGCGCATCGAAGCCGATGACATGTCTGGCCAGACCAGCAACACCGAAACCGCCCACAAGGGCTTCAAGCCAAAAACCCTGGCCGTGTCGCTGATGATTCCCTTCGTCGACGCAGTGCAGATGCGCACGATCATGCGGCTGGCCGAGGCCACGGGCGGCGGTGGCCAGCTCAAGATGTACCGGATCGTCAACGATACCGCCGCGGCGTTCGGTATTCGAGAAGTGCAGTTTTCGGACGGTGTCAGCGCCCGGGAAGACGACACGCTGGCCGCTTGGCTGGTCCAGTTCACACTGTCGGAAAAAGCCTCGAACCCCGAGAAGGTTGAACAGCGACGGGCAGCGAATGGCGTCAGCGCGCAGTCAGCACCTGGTCAGGCGGTCGGCGGCGCTACCGGTAGTGGGACTGGAAGCGAGGTCCAAGAACTGAGCGGCTTTGAAAAGACCCTCAAGAAGCTGGACGACTACCTGGCGCCGAAAACATGAAACTGCATAAGGTTTTGACGATCGCCGGCCAGGTCTACCCGCTGATCAAGGACGAAGTGCGTCTGGACATCAAGAGCCCTGGCCGCGCGACGTTCACGGTGCAGGCCGGCGAATCGTTGAAAGGTCTGGTGACACTGGATATTGGCTACAACGAGCGCACGCTGCAGCGTCACTTCCTTGGCTACGTCGAACGGTCGACCGCCGCCAACAGCACCCAGCAGTTGGTGGCTTGCCGCGAGTTGTCCTCGATCCTGGCCAACCCGTTGCCGCTGAACCTGCGTCACGTCGACCTGCAGGCGGTGCTGGCCGAGATCAGCGAGAAGACCGGGCTGGGCTTTCGGGTTCCGGACAAGGCTTATGCCAAGGTCAAAGCGCCGTATTTCTACAGCCTGGCGGCGGGCTATTTGGCGATGGACAGTCTGGCCAACGTCTTCAACATCCCCGACTTCATCTGGCAGCAGCAGGGCGACGGCGAAGTGTTTGTGGGCAGTTGGGCCGACAGCTTCTTCGGCACCCGCACTGCGCTGCAGCTTCCGGTCGAACTGTTCGACGGCTACCAGGGCAATCAAAGCGCGGTGATCGCGCCCCTTCCTGGGCTTCGACCAGGTGCAACCATAAACCAAGGCGAGCGAATCACCAGTGTGACGCTTGCCGGCAACCAAATGGCGATCAAATGGACGACGCAATAAAGCGCAGTGTAGCGCGCCAATTTCCTGAATTGAGCGGCGGTTACCACCTGCCGCGCTTTGGTCGCGTGGTTGCGGTACCGGATGCGCCGGCGGCGCCCGGGCTGTGTGACGACTTCCGGCCGCGCTTTGGCGTCGACGTCGAGGTACTGCTGGCTGATGGCGAGCCTGATCCGGATCTGCCGATCCTCGAAGGCCTGCCATTGCCGGCGCCGATGGGCGGGCAAGAAGCGGGCATGTTTGGCTTTCCGGAGGAGGGCACCACCGTCGTGATCAGCTTCGCCTACGGCCTGCCACACAAGCCTTTTATCACGCAGATCCTGCCGCACGGTCTGAGCCTGCCCCGGGTGCCGAAGGGCGACCAGGTGTGGCAGCACAGCGAGGCTTGCCAACAGCGCGTCGACGCGGACGGTAATTGGCTGCGCCAAACCGATGGCAAGATCCAGGACAAGGCGATCGAGCGCGAGGTTGAAGCCTTGGAGAACACCGAGGCCTTCCAGAATCACACCAGGACGGTGGACGATCATTCGACCGAGACCGTGGGTGGCATCAAGAAGATCGAGGCGCTGGGCGCTCTCAAGTTGCTGTCCGGTGGGTCTGCAAGTCTGGCGGCGGTCGATGACCTGCACCAGGCGACTGGTCGGGATCTGAACGTCGTGGTGGGCCAAAAGCACAACGCCACGGTAGGCGGGGACATGCAGGAGCGTATCGAGGGGTTGCGTAAAAGCGTGGCCGGCGTCGGTCAGCGGTTGCAGGCGCCGAAAAACTGGATCGGTTCAGAGGCGGTGAACCTATTCCAAGTGGTGTGCGACGTACTCGATTTGCTGCGAGAAATGAACATACAGCTCGCAGTCCACACTCATGGGCCAACACCTCCACCAGGTAATGCTTCAGCGTTCACAGCAGCATCGGCCAGCGCAGAAATATTGGAAACGAAGTTGAAGCCAATAACCCAATAATTAATTGTGAAATAACCCGAAAGCAATTTGAAGTAGTTGCGCAACAGTATGCGCGATACAGCGCGCAATAGTTCTCGGCCAATTTGGGCAATAACTATGTCACCGTTCGTCGGAAATTTTCGTTACTTGTGGTGCAAATTGCATATTGATTATTTTCCACAGCGCAAATCAGATTTGATCAACGCCTCAGTCAAACCCTTGTATTTCAGGCGGCGGTGACGTTTTGGCGTGGTGGTCCGGGCGCCAGACGCAAGAACGCCCGGCCGGGGCCGGGCGTCTTAGGCTGAATTTGGTGGTTGCTCCGGTCTCAAAAAAACCTGATGATTCTTCCAATCACTGCAATCAGCCTTTACCTCTGTACTTCGCAAGACAAAGGTTAGGGTCTAGCAAATTTTCAGTCAACCTGAATAGGTTGCATAAATACGTAAGTAATTACGTAAGTTGTGAAGTAGGTTCATAACTAATGCGAAAATGGCGAGTTGAAAGCCGCGACTGAAGAATGCAGCAGTGAGAGGGGAGTTCATGAAGATGAACTTTGACTTTTCATCGCTAATGGAGAATATGAACGATGCATAATAGTTATCGTTTTATCCCAGAAGAGCTGATCCGTTTGCTGCAAACTGCATACTGGTCAATCCGTTTGTACAAAATTCTTCAATCGCTTTAACCGAGAACAGCAGGGGCTTAGCGGCCCCTGCTTCGTTGCTAGAAATCAGCACTTCACAATCCAGAGCTGGTCCAGCTTTGTTGTATAACTCTGGCTCATCATCTCCCGTCGCATTCCCCAATTGGGCGTTGCGGGTACACCTCCAGTGCGAAGCGTCCCTCGCCCCCACCGCAAATTGATCTCATCCAGCACGCTCATGACTTTTTCTGTCGCTTGGGGTTGTGACTGGGCGAACAGGTCATCCGTAAATTCGCCTGGCTGTCGCAGATCCATCAAGAGTACTTCGGCCTTGCTGTATTTAAAGCCCGGTCGGAATAGTCTGTGAACCGCTTCAGTTGCTGCTTTGGTCAACAGCCTGACGTCGTTGGTAGGGTAAGGCAGTTCAACCAATGCACCATTGGCGTACTTGGCTTCCTCGGGGCTGAACATGCCGGTACGGATGCTGACTCGCAACTTCTTGCACAGCGAGTTCTGCGCTCGCAGCTTTTCCGACGCACGCTGCACATAGGTAGCAACGGCTTCTTTGATCGGCTCGATAGTCGTCAAGCGCTTACCAAACATACGGCTGCTGCAGATCTCCTGCTTCGCTGGATCGGCTTCAGTGAGTTCCAGGCAAGACGTTCCCGTCAGCTCGCGCGCAGTCTTTTCGATGACCACGCTGAATTTCTGGCGCAGCGTCCTGGGATCGGCCTTCGCCAGATCCATTGCTGTCGTGATTTGCATGCCTTCAAGGTGGGCCTTCATCCGCCGGCCGACTCCCCAAACCTCACCGACATCAGTGTTGCGTAATACCCAGTCGCGTTTGACCGGATCGCAAATATCAACGACGCCGCCTGTCTGCGCCTGCAGGCGTTTTGCTGTGTGGTTGGCGAGCTTGGCAAGGGTCTTGGTGGGAGCGATGCCAACGCCAACCGGAATTCCCGTCCCTTTGTAGACCGCGGCCCGGATCTTCCGGCCGAATGCAGTCAGGTCGCCAGGAATGCCGGTGAGGTCAGCAAAGGCTTCGTCGATGCTATACACCTCGACAGTTGGCACCATGGATTCGATGATGCTCATGACCCGTTCACTCATATCGCCATATAAGGCGTAGTTGCTGCTGAACACCTTTACGCCATGCTTGCGCAGCAGGTCTTTGATCTGAAAGTACGGTGCGCCCATCTTCACGAACGGTTTAGCATCGTAGCTGCGCGCAATGACACAGCCATCGTTATTGCTCAGAACGACGATAGGTGTCTTGGCAAGATCCGGCCGAAACACGCGCTCGCAGCTGGCATAAAAGCTGTTGCAGTCAATCAGGGCAAAGATCGGCTCACGACTTGGCATGGTCACGCACGCTGTAAGTCACCACACCCCAGATCATCAACTCGTCACCTTCCATCACATAGCGCGGCGGATACTTGGTATTCGCGGACATCAGGATGATGGTGTTATCGCGCATGTGCAGACGCTTACAGATAGGTTCGGCGTTGAGCCCGGCGATGACTATATCGCCGTGTTCGGCTGTGAGGCTGCGGTTGACGACGACCAGATCCCCGCAAAATATGCCGGCACCTTCCATGCTGTCGCCCTCGATCTTTGCCAAGTAAACGTGCGGAGCTCGGATGTCGAACAATTCATCCAGGGAAATATGTTTTTCGATGTGATCAGCCGCCGGCGACGGGAACCCGGCCGGGATTTGAAATGAGTAAAGCGGGAGCTTTGCACCTCCCTCCAACAGTGGGCCAACGATAGTGACATTCATGATGCAAACCTGGTTAGGAATTTACTGTATGCCCATACAGTAACCTAGCAGGCATGCTCTCGGTCAATCGCGCTCGTCAGACATTCGACGGGTGACCTCCTCTTTGGCCGGAAAGCGATGCGCATTTTCGGCTGAGAAGGCTTGGCGGTTCGTGCAAATAATCATTTATTCCGACCGTCGAATTCCGAACCGGCGGCTGCCGTCAAACCATCCCAAAAACCACCATGCCCATCTTCTGTGTTTTCCCGCGCTGTAGAACTTGTGGCCGGTTGCGAGGGTTACGTAAAGACAATGGCGTGAGTAATCTCCTTTGGCGCACTTAAGCCGAAACGCTTGACTACTGCTAACGTTGATCGGTGCTTTATCTCTGGGATCAATACGCTTTTTTAATCCTTCCTCGCCTAACAGCGAGCAGCGGTGGCCATCTGGTCCCACGTATCCAAAATCCAAGACGGTGACTGGGTGAGGGCTTTCATTAGTGACGTATAGGATCGTGCCGTGTTGACCAGAGCCTTCGTGAAGACTCAGGGAATTAAAATTCAATTTGTACGCTTTCCAAGATATCCACACCGCTATCCCGGCTACGACAAGAGCCATGAAAGCTATGACATCGCTGACCTTCGCCCCGTAACCCCACATCGTGATGGTTTCCATCTACAAATCCTTCTCCATCATCCTGTACGCCATGCTAGCCGTGAAAATCGATACTGTAAGAAAAAAACCTGTGAAAAAGCACTTATCCCCCTCCCGCCGACGGGCTTTGCGTCCGTTTTTTGTGCAAATCCATATGTAGTGCAAACGAACCTGCAGCCCCGGCGGGCCGTGGGGCTCTGCAGGCGATCGGTCATTTCACAGAATGCAAAGTTTTGAAGGGAAATGCAGTGCGGTTGCACAGCTACGCACACGGCGCGCACGGAAGGGATAACGCTGGAGTGCCCGGTTTCATTGGATGGAAACTTTTAAAACGTGGATTTCTTTGTGTTTTCAAAAACGTGCACGTTCTTTCTCAGGCGGGAATCTGCTGGGTGCGGGAGGAGGCAGAATTGCCTACAAGCCAAGCGGTGCAAGGCTTGTAGGTGTACCGCAGCATTTCCAATGATTTCACGCCTCTTTAGCGTCAATCATTCGAAGGTGAGGAAGGTTGTTCATGTTCTGAAGGCGGGTGAATTCCTTAGTCACGATCGGGATTAGCACGCGGTTCAAAGCATCACGCAACCTCACAGCCTGGTCTTCGTTCAGCTTCTTCACGGTACCGGTCTGTCCGCTGGCACAGCACACATTGTCGGGATGAATGCCCAGGTCATCCATGGTGCCGTCGATGTAGCCGCGTAGGTATTCGCCGCGTTGGAACAGGATCGAACTTTCGGGTGCTTCCTGATAATCCCAATGCACCTCCCAAGCCCCGCCGCGCTTGATTACTTCGATGATGGGTACTGCTGCTTGGGACGCTGTCTTAGGCATGTTTGTTTTTCTCGATCAGTGCGCGCAGGGACATTTTGAAGAATAGCTTTGAGGTCGCGGATTAAGCTTTATTTAGGTTGACCCCTAAATCCCTGTCAGAACATGGAGAACTGTCAGCCAATCGTCTGGAGGCCACGTATTTACTGGGGTTCAGCTCTGACAGCGGGGATGGATGTTTGTGTCAGTTTCGCCATCAAGAATATAAAACCCTTATAAATCAATGGGTTGAGAATCTCGAATCTGACACAGCTGTTCTGTCCGGTTTTGACAGGTCGCTGACAAAGTTCTGACACTGATCGACAGCGCTGAGAGGCTTTAAATACAAGGGTTAGACAGTAGTTAGAATAGTAGTCTGACAAAACTGACAGGCTTTTGAGGGGTCAACCCTAATTTTTTGCCGCCTCGCATAAGGGGTGCCTCGTAATACGCGTACACACCGCAACGGCTCTGAACATTCGGGCTATCACAATGCGATACAGACGCTGATCACCTACCGCTTCTGAGCGTCGGGCTATAGCGTGGAGAAGGTCGTGTGCGAACACGACTTGCTGCTGCCTGCGCCTGGGCGCTTCGATTGGCACGGTTACGCCATATTTACGCCAGACGAAAAAAAAGGCCTTGATAATCAAGGCCTTTCTTCATTGTGCTGGTGCCCCGAGGGAGACTCGAACTCCCACTCCTTTCGAAAACGGATTTTGAATCCGCCGCGTCTACCAATTCCGCCATCAGGGCTCAATGGCGGCGAAGTATAGAGATGAGATTACCGTCGGTCAA